TGAAACAATGAAACAAGATTTACTCAATCACGGTTTCAAAGACAATATAGTTTCATGGACAAGAGGTGTTGATAGAGAGATATTCAATTCATCTCATAGAAACGATAACATCAATGGAAAATATTTGTTGTGTGTATCCCGTGTTAGTAAAGAAAAAAATTTAGAAGAATTTCTTAAATTGAATTATCGTGGTTATTATAAGATTATGGTCGGTGATGGACCGATGCTTGAGACATATAAAGAACAGTATCCTGAAGTAATCTTTACTGGATTCAAAACTGGTGTGAGTTTGGCTCGTTACTATGCAAATGCAGAAGTGTTTGTATTTCCTAGTAAATGGGAAACATTTGGTATTGTTATGATTGAATCAATGGCCTGTGGCACACCAGTTGCGGCATTTCCATGTGACGGACCAAAAGATGTTATTGAACAAGGTGTCACAGGATTTATGAATGAAAGTTTAAGTGATGCAATTGATGGTTGTTTACAACTAAATAGAGATAGAGTTATAAAGAGTAGTCAAAAATGGTCATGGGATAACGCATGGCACACATTCAAAGATAATTTAATCAAATGATTACAATAACAGAGTCAGCTAAAACTAAAATTCTAGACCTTCTTGCAGAAGAAAACAATCCAGACCTATCGCTAAGAACATTCGTTCAAGGCGGTGGTTGTAGTGGTATGAGTTATGGATTTACATTTGATGAGATAACAAATGAAGATGATTTTGAAGTGCCTTTAGAAAAGTTTAGAGTATTAGTGGATTCTATGAGTATGCAATATTTGCAAGGTTCAAGTATAGATTACAAAGAAGACTTACAAGGATCACAGTTTGTCATATCTAATCCAAATGCACAAACAACTTGTGGTTGTGGTTCTTCTTTCTCGGTATAAACAATGGCCTATTCACAAAAAGTAATTGACCATTATGAAAACCCCAGGAATGTGGGTAGTTTTAACCCTAGTGATACTTCCATTGGCACTGGTATGGTTGGGGCACCTGCTTGCGGAGACGTAATGAAACTTCAAATTAAAGTAGAAGACGGAATCATTACAGATGCACGATTCAAAACTTACGGATGCGGTTCAGCCATTGCATCTTCATCGCTAATAACTGAATTAGTTAAAGGAATGAATCTAAATCAAGCATCTAGTATCAAAAATAGTGAAATTGCTGAAGAACTTGCACTACCTCCAGTTAAAATACATTGTTCAATACTCGCTGAAGACGCCATTAAGGCAGCAGTAGCAGACTATAAAAAGAAACATGATATCATTAACTGAAAAAGCTTCTGATAAAGTAAAACAACAGCTAACAAGAAGAGGCAAAGGCGAAGGCCTTCGTATTGCTGTTAAGACAACAGGTTGTTCTGGTTTTGCATATGTTTTAGAATATGTTGATATACCTAATGAAGATGACTATTGCATAGAATCATATGGTTGCAAAGTATTTGTAGACCCAAAAACTTCTGTATACCTTAAAGGTTTAGAAATAGACTATATACAAAAGGGACTTAATGAAGGATTTGAATTCATCAACCCCAATGAACGTGACCGATGCGGTTGCGGTGAAAGTTTTAGAATATAGGGATTAAAATGAAAAAATTATTAGTATTACTAGCACTTGTTTCGTCACAAGTGTTTGCATGGGAACAAAGAGTTCCTTTTCCAGAAAAAGCTTGCGTTGTGCATAGTCCATACGGATTTGCAGCAACTGCAAGGCCCACAACATTAATTTGTCGTGAAGCATATCTAGTGGCATATGATGCACCTGTCAAAATACCTGCATATGTTGCATATACATTACTACCACAAAACGCACTAGGATGTTTTCCACGCACCAATGCATTTGTTGCTGATGCAAGTGTGCAAGGCGGTGCAAGACCTGATGATTATGCAGGTACAGGATTTGATAAAGGTCATGCCGCACCTGATGGTGACTTGTCATGGTCTGCAATTGTAGAGTATGAATCATTTCTGATGACTAACATGTATCCACAGGCAGGTTCATTGAATCGTGGCATATGGAAACTATTAGAAACATCTGTGCGTGGTTGGGCAGTTCAATTGAATCAACCATTCACAATCTATGTTGGTGCAATCTATGGCCAAGGTGATAAAACGATTGGTAATGGTGTGATTGTACCACATGGATACTATAAAATTGTCATTAACAATGCAACAAAACAAGTTGCGGGATGGGGATTTCCACATAATGCGCCATACCCTAATCTTGGCAACGACATGACAAAGTTTCGCATGACAATAGCTGACATTCAAAAACAGGCAAATGTTCAGTATAAATTTCCTGCTGGTGCAGTTGAAGTGCAACCAGGTAAAGAATGGCCTGTAGATTTTGGTGCATTGACTAACGCAAAGAGAGCCAAGTGCGGAAAGGCTGAGTAATGGCAACCTTAAATCATGTGTGTGATAACTGTGAATCAGAATTTACACTAAAATATAATGAAGAACTATGTGATGATGACCCAATTTATTGTCCATTTTGTTCAGAGTATATACTCCTAGATAGTGAGAATATTCCTGAAGAAGATGATTAATGTGGTTTTATCATAATATATCAGAAGAATTCAACCCTGACGATGCCGAAGGATACTTTGGCTTTGTCTATCTTATTACGCACAATCCCACCGGTAGAAAATACATTGGTAAGAAATTCTTTACCAAGGCCGGTACTCGTCAAATAAAAGGTAAGAAAAAGAAAATCAGAAAGACCTCAGATTGGGAAACCTATTGGGGTTCTAATACTGAACTACAGGCAGAAGTAACAAAGAACGGAGAGGAACAATACACAAGAGAAATTCTACATCTATGTAAATCTAGGTCAGAGTGTAGTTATTGGGAAACTTTTGAGATATTCAGTAGACAAGCTCTTTTAAGTGACTCTTATTATAACTCATGGGTGACCTGTAAAATTCACAAATCACATGTAATAGGAAAAATAAATGGCTCGCAAACAAACAGCAAACAACGAAACGATAACAGTAGCCAAGACAACCAATCAATTGAAAATACGAATTGATGACCTTAGAGCATTCGAACCATTAACAGACAATCAAAAACTATTCTTTGATGCATACAAACGAGGTGATTACTTTGTCGCATTGCACGGTGTTGCAGGCACAGGTAAGACATTTTGTGCATTATACAAGGCGATAGAAGAAGTATTAGACAAATCAAATCCATTCAACAAAATCATTGTTGTTCGTTCTGCCGTGCAAAGCCGTGAGATTGGCCACTTACCAGGTGATGTAAACGAAAAAATGGAAATCTATCAACAACCATATCGCCAAATCTGTGAAACACTATTTGGTCGCCGTGATGCATGGGATAGACTAGAAGAGCAACATTACATTGAATTCATATCTACATCATTTATCAGGGGAATGTCCTTTGATGATGCCATTATTATCGTGGATGAGATGCAAAACATGACGTTTGAGGAAATAGATACCGTTATGACAAGGGTCGGGTACAGGTCAAAGATTTTATGGTGTGGTGACTATAGACAAACCGACTTGAATAAGAAAAGAAATGATGTATCGGGTATTCTTAAATTCTTTGATATCGCCATGCATATGAAGGCGTTTACTCGCATTGAGTTTACGGCAGATGATATTGTCCGTTCATCGCTGGTCAAAGATTATATTCTGGCAAAGTTACAATATGAAGATGGTATTATAGACTCGGCACACTAGTAATTTACGCTTGCATTTTTGTTTTTATTACTATATAATTGTATGAGTGCTCAATTTGAGGCTCATTTAACCAATCGTCTTAGGAGATAAACATGTTCGCAGTAGACACATTCATCGACACCGTTCAAGGTGCAAAAAAATACTTTGTTAATACATTCGTAACCGACAAAGAAATCCAAAAACCACTTAACGCTTTTGTTGATACACAAACAGCATTTGTTAAGCAAGTGTTTCAAACCAATCAGGCATTAGCAGAACAAGCTTTGACTACATTTGAGAAGTTTGCAAAGACAGCAAAGGCCTAATATGTCAAAAGAGTTAGATGCGTTAAGCGGGGTAGAAATCCCAAGTCTGACAGATTTTTGGAATTGGGTTAAGAAGACTTTTACACCAACAAGTGAAGTGGAATACTATCTTAATCAATCCACAGATTATGTGGACTATAAAAATAGAGTGCGTATTTTACAACAAAGAGGTATGATATGAAGAAATTTCTCAATAGTATTCTAGAGGCTATCGCAGCCATCAAGAAGCATAGAGCTAGTTCTAGTCTCAAAGGTCGTTAAGAATATGGGTTCTCTCTTTACATACATAATAGTATGCAGAAAGAACCCATTTCAGTTTCCATACGAAAAATACTTCAAAGAGACATATCTAAAAACATATGCTCATGGCAGCCTGTTGTTCGAAACGGATGGGTAATTAAATTTTCTGTATATAAAAAACATATCCTTTTGGCTTTTACTTCAATTCATACAGCACAAACAATCATTCGTTATTTTAATGACGAAGATGAAGCCTGTGAATTTATCAATATGATAATATATAAAGACCCCGAAGATACGGCAACTTTTTAAAACCCTGCTTCGGCAGGGTTTTTTATTGCCTCAATAGTATGTGAAACCTGATATAATAATCGTATATCTTTAATGGAGTATACAATGCGAATTATTAAAAGTGAATGGCATCAGGTCGAGAAACGATATGCCATAGATATTGATGAGAATATTATCAATGAAATCTACGAGGATGCAACCGTGGAAGAGATTGAAGAAATCATGCGCCAATTAAAAGAAGGCGAATTGGATGTTTCTACAATCATTGAGGATGCAAGTTCAAATGATGTTGACTTTGATTGGGATTGGCTTGATGAAGATGATTGGTGGACCGACCGTAAGGGCGGTTATGATGTTACATACGAATTTGAAGGAGAATAATCATGGCAGTATGGTCAGTTAAACCCGATTGGAAGAAATCGATTATTGAGAGACAAATCTGGACAAAAGAAGGTGTCGCAGGTTATATTGGTGTTGAAACAGGTTGGCGTTGGGGTGAATTTCATGTCACAACCGAGGATGATACTCCGCCAGACTTAGTGGCAGGTGTTGATATCTACAATTGTGACTATGAATGTGAACTGGTATCATTAGATGACGGATGCTGGGAAGAATCAGATATTGATGTTTTGGATGAAGAACTAAGGAATGAACTTGAAACCTTCCTTGAAGATAATTCTGTCCATGACCTTGAAGAATTAGGTTGGATACTTGATGATACAGAGATGACCATTGATTGTGATATGACAATTGAAATGATTGAACCTACAGAGCCAGTTAAGGAAGAACCTAAGACCGAAGGTAAAGGTTGGCCATTTCCATGACAGATGATAAATTAAGCAAGATAGCATTTGAAATAGATGATGTTATCTCTAATCTTATAACTAAGTATGATATTGACCCATTGTCACTATCAGCAATACTTCTAGCACGAATAGTAAGAGCCAATGATTTTATTGGTTCTGGTGATGACTTCAGACTTATTGCTGCTAACATACCAAAAATAAAATCCGAAGGAGCAATCCATTGAATAAGAACTTTTGGGGTCCTGCTGATAATGAGGAATCATTGCCAGAGTGGATGGATCCAAAAACATATAGTAATCCTAAGCCTAAAAGGTCAGGACCTTCTCTTATGGAGAGTATACAGGAGGCAATGAGAAAACCTCCTGTACCTGTAATTATTGATAAACCGAGTATACAAAATGAAAACGATGCAACAACAAGAAACTGAAGCAATTTTATCTATGGTAGAATTGATTAAAACGCTTGAACAACAATTATCTAATGCCAAGGCCAGAATCAAAGAACTTGAAGATAATCAGAAAGAATCTGAGTATGTTCAGTTAAAAAGCCATTATGAGTAATTTTAACCACAGGAGATATTATGTTTGAAACAAGTATGACTTATCGCTCAGCAGAAGAAATTAACACCGCCATGGGCCGTGTGTATGGCCACATGAGTATAGCAGTTATTATATCAATGCTAGTCAGTTATTGGGTAGGCACAACACCAGAGTTGCTATCGTTATTCTTTACAGGTATAACAAAGTGGATTGTCATCTTTGCACCTCTTATTGCAATCTTTGGCATTTCCGCAGTATTAGCAAATAATCCAAGTAGAGGTATAGCACAGTTATGTCTACACGGCTTTGCGGCGCTGATGGGTCTTAGTTTTGCGACCATCTTTGCTATATTCACAATGGGTAGTATTGTATCCGCATTTATGGGTGCGGCCATACTCTTTGGTACAATGAGTTTTTATGGATACTTTACCAAACGCAGCCTTGAGAGTGTAGGTCAATTTATGTTTATTGGCCTGATTGCTATTGTCATTGCAAGTATTGTGAATATTTTTATTGGTTCGACTGTAATGGCCATGGTCATTTCAGCACTAGCAATTATTATCTTTCTAGGTCTCACGGCCTATGACACACAACAAATAAGAGAAGAATTGAGTTATGAAACCAGTGATGCCGCAGAAGTCCGTGGCGCATTGACATTGTATATGGACTTTATCAATCTGTTTATCAACCTGTTACAATTATTTGGCGATAGAAAATGAATGAACAAATGAAAGAATTTCTGGAGATGTATGGCGACCGACTGCCTAATCCAGAACATTGCCCGAAGGAGTTTGAGTATTATGTTCGCCTCTATAAGTATATTAAAGGGCTAGAGTGAGAATAATCCTATTGATAATATTGATAGGATGCACATATAGAACACCAGATGTAGTAACCGAGAAAACACTTGATATGATGAAATCAATGAGAAATCCTGTATGCCGCCAAGTCGGATCATATTTGTATTGTAATGAGCAGTAAAGGAAATAGAATGAAAACAACCTGTAAACCGTGTATAACCATTAGAACATTTTTCTTTTTATTAAGAAAGAACTATCAACAATTCCGTAAAGAATTAAAAGACTATTCCTATATCAATCAAGTTTCCTGTGAGATGCCCAAGTATAAGGCACCCAAGACTATAGATGAAGGCATGGCAGAATTAAAACACCTGAGAGAAGTTGCTAAGAAGAACTATAGTAAAGAAAAAGAAGAAGAACTGCTAAAGTCTGTAGTGCAATAATATGACCGAAGACGATGATTTTGATATAGTAGTCCATGTATTACAAACCCACCGTGATATATTATGGAAGATGACCCAATCCAATATGAATAACGATATGTTTAACGTAATGGATCAGATAAGACTAGAACAAATAGACCAATTAGATAATGCAATAAAGTGTCATAAAGTGCAAAAAAGTGTAGTTACCGAACTGCTCTGAGGAGTATAGGAAACCAGTGAAATGAAGGATAGGTATAAGGAAAAAAACTGTAAATTCTGCGAAAAACTCCATAAGAAAAGAGGAGTATATTGCTGTCAATCC